ACTTAAGAATTAGAAATAGGATTATCCCTACCGTGAGTGTAATTTCCATAATAATCTCCTACGATCTTGGGACAGAATTTGGTGAATACAACGTACCATCAGGACCGATACACCAAGCCTTTCGGTTCCCAATAACTTTAGACACTCCTGTAGCCTTAGATACAACAGTGTCGTTAGCTGGAGTTGTCGTGAGATGATGTGCTCTTGCCACACAAGCTGATGGGTTGTTAATTTGTTCAATCCTATAACTGAAAGGCTTCACCGGATTACCGGGAAGAAACAGCATCACGACAACGAGAAATTCACCTACCATATCACCACTCCATAACTTTGAACTGGTGAGAAACCCCAGTAGGACCAACATAAGACCAAGCTTGACGATCATGAAGTGTACATCCAGAAAGAATGAGCAAGCTAATCATCAATGCGGGAATCATCTTCAATATTGAAATATACAAATGGACCTCCATAGATACAACGGTTATCGGGATTTGTTTTTAGGTTTGAGTCTCGCCAACATTCGCTACATACCTTGCAGACAGTAGGAACATAACCATTCTTTTTCCAATCAAACAAAGCTTAAAGAGGGGTATTTCTACCCCTCTCCCCTAGTTAAGCTGCTTCAGCGAAAGCAACTGCCTTCTCAAGAGCAGCTTCTTTACGATCCCGGTTCACACCGTACCAAGCGGACTGCATCCGGGTATCTGCTTCGTGTCCCAGAAGGTGATCCGTCATGAACGTCACCGAATTGAACGCTGACCACCAAGAACCCTTTGCGAAGTCAGCACCCGGCTGAGTTTCGAGAATTTCGAAGGCAGTCTTCGAATTTCGGGAAACCTTTGCCTCTTCCCCATCCTTCGCCTTGGCGAGTGTCGGGAACACTTCGTTGAAGAATTCAACCACACTGGTGTCGTTATACCGCTTCGAAGCAAGGAACTGAGCAACTTCCCGATAAGTACCAAGCTTCTCCTGAGCAACACCCAAGGTCTTCTTGACATAATCAGGATCAAATGCTTTCCGATGGTTGACCTTAACCTGAGAATTCTTTTTCTGAGCATTCAGAGCAAGGCTCAGAGTATTGTTGCAAACCACCCGGATCGGAGTCATCCGAACATCGATTGCAGACCCGAACTTATGAGGATTGGTAAAGAGAAGATACTGATCAACAACATCATCCTTAACAACCTCAAACGATTCGTTGACCTTGGCAAGACCCCAGACAAGCTGCCCATCCTTCAAAGAACCAGCAGTGTGCATTTCCATGTCACCGGCCATCACGAATTCATTGAAGAACTGAAACGCTTCGCTGTTCTGGAGAGGAAACCAGCCATCACTGACAACATCAAGCACTGTACCGTCTGAAGAACGAACCAAAGCTTGTTTGTTCACCCGGTTGCCGGTAACGGTCTTCTGTTCACCAGCAAAATTGTAAAAGAGATCGGTACGCTCAACCGTCCAATCAAGACCAGCCTCTACAAGCATCTGATCCGGGGTAAGATCGGCAAGAACCTTCTTACCAAGACCATGCCAAGGAACTTGTCCAGCGTAGGCCATTGTTTCTACATTATGCGACATGATATATATTCCTTCATCTTATTAACTTATGATTTGAATATAGTCCTTTTGATAAAATAATGCAAGCGATATTTTTAAAAAAATCATTCAATATTTTCGATACCAACATGATCACAAAAAAGGTGTACCAATCCACGCTCTCTTCCGTAAGCTTCAATCTCCCACGGATATTCCCAATACGCTTTGTCGTCATCTTCCTCCCAAGTTGTCTTAGTCCATTCACCATGCCACTTGGACTTCATGTTCACACCTTCCATAAGCTCACCGTTAGCCCATTGTTTGATGTGCACACATTCATGAGCTATATCAGATAGCAGAAGAAACATATCTTCCCTCAGATGAAGGTTCATTGTGAACTCTCTTGGGCGATGGTTTCGATCTTCCCATATAACATCTGTCTGGAAATTCTTGTTGAAACAAACGTGGATAACAATCTTATCTAATACTCTTTTAGAAATAAAACGAGAAAGGCAGAATCGGATCATCTGCTTAGTTAGATTTCTTGTCATCCTGTTCTTTTTTGAGTGAGGAAGACCCCGTGTGTTTATTTGCATTCAGAATATTCCTGACATAATCTCTAAATCCGTCTTTGTGTTCCTTACTAGAATTTGTCCATCCTTTGTAGGCATCTCCATGCCAAGGTGATGTCATGAAGGATCACTCTTTGATGGTAGCTTAAGTTTAAGATCAGAACCAGCAAATCCCACACAAACTAGATTTGGATAGTGTCCCTCAATACCCTTCAAGAAGGACAATGCTAAAAAGTACCCTTCCTTTGAAGTGTAGATCACCAATGGAGTTGAAAACAAATCTTCACCATAAACAATCTGTCTGAAATCGTTCTTTTCGATGAAGTCTAGGATTTTCATATGATCATCATAGCATATGGATTCTCTCTGCATGGTAGTTTTTGAAGAGGGGAATTCTTTAAAGAACTCCACTGCCTGTTCGTTACGTTCTTGAGCTAATGCAGCAGCGGAAAGAATTGTCAAACCCCACAAGGCTAGTAATGCCCATGCCATAATTCTGAAAGTTTTTGTTGTCATCAACCTCTCCCCTCTAAATATTCTGTATCCAACTAAACATCGAGTGTGCTCCCACGATGCTTGGACTTGATTTCTCTCAGACGATCTTTGAAACCATCGTCTGTTTTGATCCGACCAAGACGTACAGGATCACCAACGCTAGGTGCTTTCACAATCTCGTGTTCGTAATCTGGATTTTTGGTCAAGAATTTTTGCAGTTCATCATACGTGCAAATCAACTCTTGAACCTCTTTTGTTTTCTTGTTCGCTACTGTGTACATTGGCATCTTTATAATGATCCTCTATTGTGTATGTCCCGCTCAAAATGATTGGGTCATTAAATCCGTCTTTGATTACCTCGATAATTTTATCATCTGCCAAAACATCAACCGTCTTTTGGGTACCATAAAGGATACCAGAGTCAAAGCCGCTCTTAAAGCCATTCTTGATACCCATAACATAAAATCTCCATGCGGCAAGAGCGATAACAACACCAACAACGAGAAGCTCAATAACAAACATATCAATCATTTTCTATCCATTCCTGATTACATCAGACAGATTATAGTCTGGACTCGATACTGTGTCAAGGTCTACATTGGTGTTTTTCTGAAATGGCTCAATATAAAATTCTCGATTAACAGTGTCTTCCATAGGGTATGTGAATATGAAATCCACCCAATCATATTTGGCACAAAACCAAGATAGGAACCGACACCTATTTTGGTTGTCATCAGGTGTTGATCGTGTCTCTAATTCATAGTTGCTTGTTTTATCATAAACATTTTCAAGCGATGCTCGATCAGACATCAAAAAATCAAACCCGATACAAATCAGTTTAGTATGATCATCACGGATAGCAGCTTGCATAGCATTCATGCCAGCGTTAGATCGTCTTCGCGTAGAGCTGTACTCAACAGGTTCCCACATCTCATCTTCAGGTGGAACGATAAACCTATTCGAAGGAAAGGATGATGATTCAATTTCAGTGATCATCCCTTCATCGATAGCAATCAGAAAATGTGGAAGCTCAAAGTTGGGTTTGAAATCTCGATACAACGCATTGCATCCATAAACAACAAGATCATCTTCTTCATCTACAAGCTTAGCGATATCGAAGGTCTTTCGAGAAGGACCATTTCCCACAATAAGAGCTGTCATTATCTACCTTCATCCTTGGGAACCCAATCATCAATCTCACGCTTCTTGTTACTAAGCGTCTTTCGATAAATGAAGGGTCTCACTTCATCACGTTTACGTTTCGGCGTTGGGCTATACTTCGGATCATAATCATCATCGAAGTCTTGCTTTGCGCGACGAACTGTCTTACCCATTTTAAGTCTCTTTCTTGTCCCAGTGTGCAGAAATTGTTGGAAAAGCTTTAGCAGCAACGAACGCTGTGATTCCATCATAAGGCATATTACCATCTTTGATAGAAATAATCAAGGCCGCATCATCAGGATCAAGAGATTCTAGAAACTGGATGAACACCTGCTCCCGTTTTACCTGTGTCATGTTTGGGAACTTTGGTGATTTCACAAAGTACTCCAGCATGTGATGCTTAGCCAGAAGTGTAGCCTGTGAATCTGTGGACTTCTTCAAAGGTGTGTATGGTGGTGCTCCTTCTGGCAACAGCCACTCTACGTTTGGATCGAAGCAGTAACCCATAACAGCTTTCATTGCCTTGGAAGAAGAACCTCTCAATGCTTCGATCTTTCCATTGCGACCCTTAGCCTGTGAGATTCTCTCCAGTGCTTCTGCGATACCTTCTACCATTTTAAAACTCCTGTATGCTACCTAGCAATTTGCTAAGTTTCTTTTTGACAAAATAATTGAACAACTGTGAACGATCACGAACCTCAGCGTTCTCATATGTGGTTACGATTTCTTCTTGCAGTTCTTCTGGAATCATACTGAGATCGATAAGGTTTTTGTTTCTCTCATATCGCTGCTTCATCCCATCATCACAAAAAGCATCTAGTGGCATATCAATCCATTCTGCAAGCTTGGCCTTCATCATAGAAATTTGACGAATCTTATCTACGAATGAGTTGTCCACCGACAGAAAATTCGGGATGCTATCGCTAGAGTCACCCCGCATAATGTGCTCATGCAAAAACTTCGTTGGGTTTGAAATTGTCACCATCTTCTTTTTCTTAGAATCATGAAGAGACACATTTCCGTACCTCAACAGTTGTCCAAAATCCTTATCACCTGATACCACCATGATCTTTTCATGGTTGGGTCCAACAAGACCCGTACACCCATATTTATTACAGATTGCACCAATAATGTCATCAGCTTCAGCTTTTTTTACCTGAATAACTTTGTATGGGAAAAACTTATCCAGCTCATCTTTGATGGTATCGATGATGGAATATATCACTGCCCAATCCAACCCTGTCTTTTCTCGTTCAGATGTCCGTTTAAATTTGTAGTACGGGAAAACATCTTTGCGCCAATATTCTCTGTCATCACAACAAATAACAAGCTCACCAAATTCCTTTGCGAACTTACCGCGATACATTCTAAGCGAATCCAAAATCATATGACGAACAATCCTTTCGTCTAGATTTTTTGGATCACTCATCATAACACTAGCAATAGCAATCGCTGAGAAATCAATTAAGATCATTCTGAACCCAAACCATCGAAGAATGCATCTGTCCATTCATCGATCACATCAATATGAGGATGGTCCATCTCTACTGATTTCCATAGAACTGACTGAATGCAGTAACCGATATACGATAGGCGTCTTGCAGTGTCTGTCTTAATCGGAAACCCATTAACCTGCATGTGACCTGCAAGACCTTTCATGTATGAGTTGATCACACCATCAAGATACTCCTTGATCTGATCTTCTGTGTATTGATCATGGATATCAGCATCAAGTGTAGGTGTCTTTGGTTGAGATTGAGACGGTTGCTTACGCACAATCTTATCCTCTGGGAATTTTAGGATTTTGTCATCTTCGCTCATTTCACTACCTTCACAATTATCATAGTTTTACTAATGCGTCCTGCCACTTCAATATCTTTGGTGTTAATCTCACCCATGAGTTTACGTAGCACAACCTTACCACCTTTGGACAAACGATTGAGGACTTCTGGTGCTTTCTTAGCTCCAACACGTTTAGCCAAACTGGTTTCTGTATCATACCCTCTTATAACGGATCGGTCAACCTCTAATCCTGTGGATTTCATCGAGTTGTACATAATCAATTGTTGCGACGTTGTGTTGTATAGCCACACTTGTGATGCTCCAATGATCTTAACTGGGTCTTCACTTACCAACTTCAGTTCAGGATATTCTTGAAGGTAGTTCACCTTAGATACCTGTTTTGTGGCAGACACCTTCTTTTTCTTACGTGGTTTACGTGTCTTTTTCTTGTTGTCTGCCCACTTGTTAGAATCATCAACAATCAGTTGCAGGAACCTCAGCTCAGCTTTAATCTGTGTGGCGGTCATAAATGCATATGCTTCTTTCACCTGCTTATCGGTTTTGAACGCCTTAAGCTCTTCAATGAATGGCATATAGTATTGCGCTACACGAGTTGCGTGAATTGCAGCAATACCATTTTCTGAATAATAGTTGTATGGCTTCCAATCTGTCTTATAATTATTCCCATAAAACAAATCTAGCTGCTCTTCAACTAGGGCAATTTGTTCACCAGAAGCTTCACGTGTTCGTGCTTGAATATCAGGTACTTCTGCCTTCACCTTTTTGACGACCCGCTTCTTAGTCTCTGGTTCTGAGTATTTTTGAATTACTTCTGCAAGCGTCTTGGCAAACCATTCATGAGTTTCATCAGGAAGAGTGCAGCCATTTGTTTTAAGTCTAGAAACCCATCCAAGCTGATTTGGTATCATTACTTGCTGTTTGATACTCTTAAGTTTTTCCTCTGTCTTCTGATCCACCCCACGTTTAAGGAATCGCACAGCATCTGCACGATCACAAAAATATGCGTACCAGTTGTACGCCTTTATCATATCGAGCTTCGACAACTCACCCGTAAACTGATCTTCAGTACCAGCAACACTTTCGCCAATGGCACGATCCTTTGTCTTAAGCATGTCACATCCTATTATTGCTCTGATATCCCATTATAACATACTGGAAATATTAGTCAATCCCCTAATTTCTTTCAAACCAATCACTTTCATTCACATCCTCACCCTTCACCCACGCATAAGCCTCATCAAAAGACATGTTGGCAATGCAATGCCAATGGCTTAAAGTGCTACCAGACCACGAAAAACCCCAACAATCCACACCGGGACCAACATTAACCATTCGTTCATTGAGAATCATTGTTGAAGGCGGGTGGTTGATTGTGGCATTGTGCCACACACCCTTATCCTTCGAATATTTGAAATCGTTTTTCTTATATCTTGTTGCCATATTATACACCACACCCCTCTAAAAACATTTTCCATTTTTCTGCAACAGTTTCCCAGTCATATGCAGCATTCGCATACACCTTCTGGAATTCTAATCTTGCGCTTGTATTTTCACTACGATGTTCTCTGATTGCTGCATCAAGCCACATAGCAAATCGGTTAGCATGTACACTAAGTTCTTCAGACCATGCATAAGGAACCCCCATACCACCCAAAGTCTCTGGAAGTGCTCCTATGGATGGATAGACAACATCACAGCCAGCAGACATAGCTTCAATAGCCGAAAGACATGAAGTCTCAAGCCAAATGCATGGATAGGCATAAATGTGTGCTTTTTGAAGAGCACCACGAACCTCTTCATTACTTACAGCACCATGATAAGTGATACCCGGGTGGTTCATACATTGTTCAAACAGAGACTTGTATGGTATATCATTCTGATCTCTCCCGTAAATAGAGAAACTGGAATACACATCAAGATGAATGTCGTCACCATAATTTGCATACAGTTGTTCATAAACTGGAACAAGAATTTCAAGTCCACGATGGGGTGTTGTATGATAAATCAGGTTGATAGGACCATCTGGTTTCGTATGCTCTGGAATTGGAACAATACCATTCTTGATCACCAAACCACAATCGTATGGAACGCCAAGACACATATTATATGTCTGTTGCTGATAATTCGATACGAATACCAATGCCTCAAATCGTTCACGAGAAGCAGGATCGGCTAGATGCTGTGCTTCAGGATCATCCCAACAGTCATGTAGCCATAAGATAGACGGTTTATTCGGATCGACTTCCCGAACCCTTGAAGATATGATTTGCACTTTATCAAGCAGTTCTTCAGGCATGGAATTGAACAATCGTTCTCGCATAAGCTCAGTGCCACCACGAGAATTTTTCGCAGTACCATCGTTTGTCACACTACCGGATTTTTCATCAATGATATTGAGCTTCATTATTCCACACTGATCACGTTGTTGACAGTCACATAACGCCATTCGTTGATATCAAGATCGAACACGTTCAAGAGATGATCTGGAGAAGCTTTGCGTTCACTACTATCATCTGGAACCCATCCACCTTCCTTGATACGATCTATATTCAATGTACCACGAAGAACCCGTAAGCTGCCATCCTTCTTCTTGAATGTGATGGTGAATGGGTTTGCTCTAAGTGCTTCTTGGAGAAGCTCCTTCTTCACATTACCACCTTCCTGCAACTGACAGAACATGTGAAGTGACAATCTGGCAACTGATTTTGACCCATACGGACCACCAACATCATCGAATGGACTACAGAAATACCACCCATTGTCATCACAATAAAGCCAATTTTCTTCCCACTCCACCTGATCTATTTCACTCATTGAAATCTCCCTATAAAAAAGGGATACTGCTGTTACACAATATCCCTTTGTAAATGGCACTCCCGGTAGGATTCGAACCTACAACCTACAGCTTAGAAGGCTGTTGCTCTATCCAGTTGAGCTACGGAAGCATTAATATTTTTTACACTCTAGCACACATTCGCTTATGTGTCAAGTGTAGTATATACAAGTCATAAAGCCCTCTAACGACCTATATATAGTACATTACTTATACCAAGACATGGTTTTCATAAGCTGATGCACACTTTCATTATCAAGCCTATGGAAAACATATCCACATGTAGCCAAAGGAAATGTGTGAACCACATCTCCATCCCTAAGAGGGTATTCTGGGTCTACATACAATCCCTTACTGCAAGATACCTCTGGAACCAATCCAAGAACGTTGACAATGTTCTCTAATGAACCCCCATCACGAACAATCGTGGTCCCAGCGATACCGTCTTCTGCCCACACATTCCTGTAAAACTGACCAACACCTTTCTCAAACAGAGAAGTTGCATGTGATACCTGAGCCATAGCCTTACCGGGATTCATAGACTCAATATCTGTACGAACAAGGAAATTCAAAATATATACAGTATTAGACATCACGTTTCTCCATATCATTTAACCTGTCTTCAATTCGGTTTCGATTGATAATCATAGCCTCTTGTGTAGGCGTATATTCATTCCACAAAGACGATTTCTCATCTCGCCACTTCTCATACAATTCGTATGGGTCAAGTGTTGGTTTGTATCCACGCTTCAACATTTCTGCAACAAGATCACACTGTCGATCAAACAGAAACCCCAGCTTATCATAAAAGAATGTTACGTGTCCAGTGCCAAGAACATATTCTTTAGGTGCGTTTTTAGTCTTTCGAGCAAGCTTAAACACCCGTGGCAATTCTCTATACTCTGCAACCAAGTGCTTGTAGTGAAGCTCTTCTACTGGGATAACATTAATTCTTGTCATAATATATTCCTATTGGAAGCCATAATTGGAGTCGAACCAATACCTACTGAGTCAGAGTCAGTTGCACTACCATTATACTATACGGCTATATTGGTCCATAGACCATTTTCATTTTTACCTTCGACAACAAGGTTCTTTGGTTTCATGTCACGTTCAACGGCATCCTCAACCGATTTCAACACACCAGTTCTCTTCGCAATTTCTAACCTAATCCAAGACTGGAATATCTTACTCTCAGCCATAAGCCTAAAGGCTATCCTCTTATTCTCATGCTGGCTACGTGTTTTGTCAGACTGGCCAACAGCACCAGATTCTTTATGAACGCATCGAACTGAGCTACTGGTCTTATTGCGCTTCTGGCCACCCGGACCAGAACCACGAGAATATTCAAACTCACAATCTTTTTCAGTCACACTAAACAAAAGTTCTCTTGACATTTCAGACATACGAAATAGCCGTAAATGCTGAAAGCTCAACATGCTTCTTACGAGGGTATGCTAATGTGTTGTGATTATACGGCGTAGCCTCATACCAACTTCCAGTATAAGATGGTGGGTTAACCCACGCAATGGTGTAAAGTAGCCCATTGGTGTTGTGTCTAAAAATAGTCATAGCAATCCTCTAATTTTGGTGTCTAGCCCCGGACTCGAACCGGGAAGCGCCTGAGTTTGAATCAAGCAGGTATACCAATTCCCTTCAGCTAGACTTAATTGATCTGTTCCATTGTAAGAGAGTATCCAAATACTGCTCCAGTGTCAATGTATTTTGTGTTACCAGCAAATGTTGGCTCTGCTACTGGTGTGTGCCCATGATATGTCCGAAAAACGTTGGCACATTTCGGACGCATTGGGTCTTTGTTTGGATTTTTTGCATTATGCCAATTGATAACCTTACGAACTATCTCACGATTCCACACCATATCCATGTAGATTGATTCAGGTAGAGTTTCAATCTCTGCCCAATCTGAAGGTGGTTCTGCATGAGTGATACCAACATCACCCATAGAAGTTTCAACCGTGATTGCAAATGGCATCTTGTTGATACGATCAACCCATTTTCTCTTCGTGAGATCATCAATGGTTTTGATCCATTCACCGCCATTGATGAAATAGTTATCCAAGTCCCAAGTACTTTGTGCGGCACTAGCAAACATAAGCTCATGGTTACCCTTAACGGCATGAAACCAAGTCTCATCGAGCAATTCAAGACAACCAAGGCTATCAGGTCCACGATCAACAAGATCACCGACACTGAAAATACGATCAATATCTTTATCGAAGGAGACCTCTGCCATCTTTACCAAAAGCATATCTTTACAGCCATGAAGATCACCGATTACAAAGTCACGGCCATTTTCATTCAGTTCAAACTTTTGGTGTACTAATTTTCTATCAAAAAAATCATGTGTTAACATTTATAACTCCAATTATCAAAGTTCTAGAGACTATGCAGCCCCTAGAACCTTAATCTCAGCATGCCATTTACCGATAAAATCTCTCCAGCTTTCGTGTCGAATTTTGACAGGGAATTTCTTTCGAGAATCTACCATCTCCCAGTATGTTGGCGCGTAAAGACGAGCCTTTGGAACCCACTCACCAACAGGTTTCTTGTTGCCTTTACGATGGTTACAAGAATCACATGCAGCAACAATGTTTTCCCAAGTTGTCTCACCACCCATCCACTGTGGAATTACGTGGTCATAAGTTGTTGTCGAAATTGTAATAGGTCGCTCACAATAAGCACACAAACCATGATCCCTATAGAAGAGTGTTTTGCGCTTTAGAGCAACCGAAGTGTCTCTTACAAAACCTTCATTAGAATTTCGAGCAATCACTGCTGGCCAATTCATTTTAAGATTCTTTGTCTGAATTGCTCTATCGTATTCAGTCACCACATGGCAAGTGCCATTTAGTACCCTTGTGATAGCATCCTCAGCCGGAATGTCTTCAGGATCAGGGAAAATCTTCATTGGTTGGTATCCAGCATCAAGCACAAGAGTGCGTAATCCGATCAATCCTTTGTCCATAACTTCCCCCTTTCTTCTGTTTCTGTTTATACCTTAACCAGCATATCCCGCACTAAACCAACTCAGCTACCGGTCCATTGTCACTTGTATTTATCCCGCAAAACCGGAATAATTTCATAAAATTTCTCTCCAGATTGAAGCTTATCGACACATTCATAAACACCTAAACTGTCGAAATCTTCGGTAAGCTGCACATTACACATACGGAAATACCTGATTGTGTCTTTTTGCTCTTGCAAAAACATGATGAAGTAACCCAAAAAGAGAAAAAACCAAAAAAACAAAACAGCAGCAACAAAACCATACAAAGAAATGTCTGGAAATCTCATCATTCAGCTCCTAAAATTTTCAACGCTTTGTTATACTTTTCAATAGCAGAAACCTTGTGAGGATAATTTTTGATCAAATCTGCCCGATTGTAAACCGTGTCTGCAATCTTCACGACAAGAGCATAATCATTAACTTTCACTCGATCAAGGTACTCCCAGTAATCGTCACCCTTCTCTTTACTGATAGCATCAACTGCTTCAACAATGAATTCAGGGAAGTTCTCACGAAGATCGTCTAGCGTTATTGGTGTATCTTCCACAACATCATGCAGAAGAGCAACCACAACATACTCACCGCCATATTGACGGACTGCATTAGCAACACCTCGCGGGTGAGTAATATAGGGAGAATTGTCCCAACGGGTTTGCCCCTTGTGAGCAGACTCAGCGATTTTATCAGCTAATTGAATTAGGTTTTCTTCGTACATAAGAACTCTTTCTTTGTTACCCTCTAAACATAGGGTATACAGATAATAATGTCAACACTAAAATGAAAATAGTGTAACCAGTTGAGGTTACACTATTTAAGTGAATATCCGGTTACTATGTGAACAATTGATAAACCTTAAACATCGCAACGATCACACGCTATGGCGAAATAGTCAGGATCACGTTCTATGCCTACAAAGCGGCGGTTTGTGTTCTGACAAGCAACGCCTGTCGCTGTTCAGCGTCTTTCCCATTTAGGCCGCCATTTCGTCAGGCTTGGGAAAGCTCAGCAGCTGATCGCGGTAATAAGCATATTGCTTATCGCGCAGTTCAATCTCGCGGGGCAGGCCTTCGGTGGGGGATGTGGTCAGCGTGTCGAATTTGTCGAGGATTGCGACAATTCGGGCTTGTTCTTCTAGCGATTTTTCTGGGTTGTCGGGATACGGTACTGCAATCAACGTCTTCTTGATGTTGTCATTGTATAGACGCTTGATCACACCACCATCTGAAACGTGCCATTTCGCGATCTGGTAGAAGTAGAAAAGGTATTTGTTCAGAACTTTGCTCTCATCATTTTCGAGCCAAACGATGTTACTGTCTTGGAAATATGCCTCTTCACCATTAAATATCACTGTCCGACCGATTGTGCCGCTTGCAGATATCAAAACGTCACCAATCTTTGGATAACTATATTGTTTTCTGAACTTCTCGAATAGCTCTCTGGAAATAAAGGCATTTGGCTCTCGACCAAACGTCCCGATTTTGAAAAACGGGATGTCTCCCGCCTCTGATGTTTGGTTCTTCATCACTCGTTTGCACATGCGTACT